TGCATCACGTGAAGCGGTCAGAGCAATGAAGATGAAGATGGAAAAACTTGGCACGACAGCAAAGAACGAACTCGTGAACCTCCTAAAGGAGATGTGGGAGGATGAGAACGTGGAAGAATGATCCTGTTTTGTTTGCTGAGAGGTTCTTCGGCTGGAAAGCGCACGACGCACAAAAGCGAATACTTCGTGCGAAAGGACAAGTTATCACGATAGCGGCGGGGAGACGATTCGGGAAAAGTGAAGCGATGGCAATATCCGCTCTGTTTTACGCTTTCAAGCACCCACAAACGATCCAGTTCATCATCGCACCTACCTACGACCAATCAATGGTGATCTTCGAGACGATGCTGAAGTTCCTCTCTAAGTCCGTCTTGAACACAGCAATCGAAAAAGTCAAGTATTCTCCCTATCCAATCCTCAAGTTCCTCCACAACTCAGAAATACACGCACGATCCGCAGACCAGCATCACAACCTCAGAGGGCGAAAGGCACACAGGGTCATACTCGACGAAGCGGCATTTATCAAAGACGAGGCGGTCTACGAAGTCATCGAGCCGATGCTTGCGGACTACAACGGGCAGATGATCAAAATCTCAACGCCCCACGGAAAGAATCACTTCTGGGAGACGTGGGTGAAAGGCAGAGAAGGGGTGCCTGGTTATGTTTCGTTTCAGTTCCCTTCGACAGCAAACCCTTACATCTCGCACGAATTCCTTGAAAACAAAAAGCGGGAGTATGGCGAATCGTCCCTTAGATGGCGAATTGAGTACATGGCGGAGTTTGTGGACGAGCAGGAACTTGTGTTCCCTTGGCGCGTTATAGAAAGTGTCATCGAAGACTATAAGGTTCCGGTTCAACCCGCGCAAGGCAGGAAGTACTACATGGGTGTGGATGTAGCCAAATACGAGGACTGGACAGTGATCGTGGTTCTCGACGACACAGGACGACTTGTGTACTTTGAGCGCTTCAACAGGCGGCCGTGGGGCTATATCACCGAGCGGGTTGAGAGCGTTCAGAGACAGTACGGAGCGTCAGGATACATAGACGCAACCGGTGTGGGAGATCCGATCTGGGAGGCGCTTCAGCAAAAAGGGGTCTATCTCGAACCGTTCAAATTCACATCACAGACAAAGCGGAGCCTCGTGGACAACCTCCGCGGACGACTTGAGGAGGGCATGATCAGAATTCCCAGAATTCCCGAGCTGATAGACGAGCTTCGTTTCTTTGAGTACGAGATCAGGCCAACGGGAACGGTGAAACTCGAAGCACGCTATGGCTATCACGATGACTGTGTGATGGCTCTCGCGCTGGCTGTGTGGGGACTAAGCAAACCGCGCAGAGCGTTCTCGACTCGCCTCGACATTCTCTAAGGGGTGATGCATGTGACGAAAAGCTATGCAGAGCTGTTCGAGCTGTTCTACGGTGACTACACGGAAAGATACTGCCGAGAGCGTCATCTTTTTGTGGACTATGATGCTTCAGGCAACATCAAGAACATCACGCGCTCGCTTGTGGACTATGCATACGAGATCATCATGACGGATTACGCACTCATCTTTGGCAAGCGCTTTGAAATCAAAGCAGAGAATGAAAGCGCTCAGGACACACTCAAGAAGATCCTCGAAACAAACAATGCAGACGGACTCTTCAGACTTTTTGTCGTGCAGGGCCTCATCTTGGGAGACACAGCACTGAAGCTCGGACGTGATGATGCGGGCAACATCCGAATGGGGCTTGTGAATCTGCTTCGTGGCAGGCTCGACTACCGCATGGAGTATGGGCAAGTCGTCGAGTGGGTCTACGAGTATGAGCAGAAGCACAACGACGGCTTTGTGAATGTGAAGGAGATCTACAGGCGTGATAGGGTGCAAGTTTATCGTGACGGAAAGCTCATCCTCGACGTGCCAAACCGCTACGGCGAGTTTTGGCTCATCCACGTTGCGAACATGCCAAGCCTGAAGGATCCCGTCTGGGGCGAAAGCGAGCTCGAGCGGATCGGCGACACAATCGACGAGATGAACAGCACGCTGTCGAGGATCTCCGCCATCGAGGACATCTATGCAAAGCCGAGGATTATCGCATCGGGCATCCACGACGTCTCTAACCTCAAACAGGAGCACAACGTCTGGGCAATCCCCGAGGGCGCAGAATTCAAGATCCTCGAGTATCAAGGGGACGTGATCCCCTCGATGCTCCGCAAGTACGAAATGCTGGAAAACTACCTGCGCAACAAATGTCCAGAGTTGATTCTGAACGATCTTGGAAACATCTCCGGCTATGCGCTCCGCCTCAAACTCTCAAAGCTGATCCGAAAGATCGAAAACTATCGCTCCGTGTACTTCGCGGGGATCAAAAAGGCCTGCAGACTCGCGCTGAGGATGGCAGGATTCGATACAGACGTGGAGATACACACAGACCCCGTTGCGCCCGCAGATGAAATGGCAGACCTGAACAAGCTCATCACGTTGTTGTCGATGAACATCATCTCGAAGCGAACAGTCGCCGAAGCGCTAGGCTACGACTTCGAGAAGGAGCAAGAGCGTATCGAGGAAGAAAACGCTTGGTTTTTTGGGGATGAGCGCAAATGGACAGACTGATCAGGCTCGAGAAAGCACTAGTGAATAAGGGACTTCGGCTGACAAATCAGTTTCTGCGAAAACTTGCTGGTCTTCTTGTGACACAGGAGATCGGCACAAAAACGTTTGAATGGCTAAGAGCACACATACAAGCACAGATCGGTGAGTACGTTACAACGTTCCAGCAACAGCTCGAGCCTGAGCTACTTGACCTGTTTGTGTGGGCAGTCAAAGAGGCACATAGTGATCTTCGGATCACTTTTCGCGGTATACCCCTCGATACGCTTGGCTGGTTCCACGAGAACTTCCTTGCGCTGGAAAACACAGTCATGCGCAATTACGCAGGAGATCTGATGCGCAAGATCGAAAACACCCTGCTTCCTGCACTTATCACCGGAACACCTGCAGACGAGGTGATGAAGATCCTGCTCAAAGAGATCAAACCGACAGCGAATCAGCGAATCCCCGTGATGGTGCGTGACCAACTGGGCCATGCGATGCAACAAGGAATCTGGCGGACATACGAGCGCTTCCAGGATATCGTAGAAGGCTACAGGTGGGTAGGCCCATCAGACCGGAGGACGACAAAGTGGTGCAGAAACAGGAAAGAGATCACACGTGAGCAACCCTGGACGCCCGAGGAGGTGCAGAGATACATCGCAACAAACCCGCAGAAATTGAAAGGGAAAGAGATCCGTGCACGCCATGGTACGTTTCTGCATCCTCACATCCAGTGCAGACATCGACTGCTTGCAATTCCGAAGAGAGTATACGCATTTGTGAGGGAGGGATGAGGATGCCCGAGGTGATGAAGAATGACAAAGCCTGGAACCCACCACCCGCAGGATCAAAAGAACGAGAAGAATGGCCAGCACATGCATTTCTCGACCCTGAGAACAAGCGCTATCCCTACAAGAAGTACGTCGACGGCGAGTGGAAAGTCTCCTGCGCAGGGCTTCTTGCGGCATACAGAAGAGCGATCATGAGCAAAGAGCAGAGCATTGCCGCAAAAGCAAGAGCTCTCGCAGAAAGGTACAAATGCCCGTGGGCAACAAAGTAAAGGAGGGATTTAGATGGCAGAGGAAAAGAGGACTGACTCTCCCGAACTCGAACAAGAGGTCGTGGAGAGCAGGACTCAGGAAGCGCAAGAGGAAGTTGTCTACGACGATCAGGATCCCATCGAGGTTCTTCGGGCAACAGCGATTCAGCTGGGGCTCGATCCCGAGGAAGTTGCGATCATGAGTAAGAAGGAGCTTCAGTCTGTCATCGACAGAAGAGTCACTGAAGCGATTCAGACGCGGGAGAAAAAGCTCAGAAAGCAAGCAGAGATAGAGAAACTGAAAGAGAAGGGGGAGTGGGAACAACTCATTAAGCAAGAACGCGCTGAAGCTCTCGAGGATCTCAAACGCACATACATGCAAGCAAAAGGACTCCCGGAAGAGTTCGCAGACCTGATAGACGTCACGCCCCTGCTCGACAAAAGCCTTTCTGAGGCGAAAGAAACTCTCACAGAAGCGGTCGAAAGAGTCGCTTCAAAACTGAACGAACTCATCGAGCAGAAAGTCAACGAGCGCCTCGCCTCACTCGAAAAGGGAACGTTCAGAACAACCGAAACTCCCCTTGAAGAGCTTCCAACGACACGCGAAGAACTCCTTGCTCTACCTTACGAGAAGCAAGTTGAGATCTTCACAAAGTATCCAGACATCTGGAGAAGGCTGGTAGGAGGGTGATGTAGATGGCAGTAACGGTGAAATCTAACCTTGTAGTGCCCGAAGTGTTTGCAAACATTGTCGAGGGAGAATTTCTCACAAAAGCCAAGCTCCTCAAGTTTGCGAAAGTCTACAACGACCTTCAGGGGAAACCGGGCGATACAATTCACTTTCCAAAATGGGGAACGTTGTCTGAAGCGACCGACCTGACCGAAGCGCAAGCAATGACGACTGAAGTGCTCTCTGCATCCGATACAACCGCAACAGTCAAGGAGATTGGAAAAGCGGTTGAGATCTCCGACACTGCGATCCTGACAGCAATAGGAGATCCCATTGCCGAAGCCGCAAGACAGCTTGCGACGGTCCTTGCCCTCAAGGTCGACACCGATATCAAAGCCGAGCTCGAAAGCACCACAAACGTCGTAGATCACTCTGCGGACGGCGTGCTCAGATACGAGTACATCGTCGAGGCTCTTGCAAAATTCGGCGAAAACTACGACGACGTTGTAGCCCTCGTGGTGCACTCAAAACAGGCAAGTGACTTGTTGAAGGACTCCAACTTCATCAACGCTTCCGCATTCGGACAACCCGTGATGGTTGCAGGCTATCAGGCGATTGGAAAGATCGCTGGAATACCAGTCGTGATCAGCGACAGAGTCTCTGTTGTGAGTGGAACACCTAACACCTACGTGGCTCTGCTTCTCAGGAGGGAGCCCGTTGCGGTTGCATACAAGAGAGAACTCAAGATCGAGCAGGACAGGGACATTCTCAAGAGGACAACCGTCATCGCAGCAACAATGCACTACGCAGTGAAACTGCTCGACGCAAACAGAGTTGTCAAGATCATTACGCAGTAAGCGGGGGATGTGCCCCCGCTTTTTGTGAGGTGAAAGTGTGGGGATTGGACTGCTAAGGCGCTATCACGAAGGCGGTGAGACAAATGACGAACATCGAGTACCTGCGCATGAAGATACCAGACAAAAACAGCGAACTGTTCACGGATCCGGAACTGGCAGAGATCCTCAAAGACAACAGCGAAGTGAGGGTGCTAAAAGCAGAAAGACTCGACGCAGAAGGAAAGCTGTGGAAGATTCCGTTCAAAAGGGTGGATGAGACCTACAAGGAGCGAGTCTTTGTCAACGGGCAAGAAGTGACAGATTTCACCTTCGACAAGGAAACAGGCACACTGACCTTCCCGAGTGCCGTTATAGGCATCGTCGAGGTGCAGGCAAAAATCATCTATTGGAACGACGTGCTCGCAGACTGCTACGAAATGATCGCGGGCGACTACAAAAAGCTATCTTCATTCAATCTCGCAAACGCCTCGCAGAGCATGGATGACCTAAAGGCACACCTCCGCATGCTTGTGCGACACTACAGAGGCACAAAAGGAGCGGAGCTATGATGGAGATCACACTTATAATCGACAAAGACAGCTTGAAGAAAGTACAGGCCCTCGTATCAGACAAACGCTTCAGGGAAGCGCTACTCAAAACCCTCATGGCTGCAGGAATGGACTTGGAAGCAAGAATTGTAGAGAACATCACCGAGCGTGCTTCGAACACAGGAGCACTTGCACAGTCATGGAAGGTCGAACCCCGAGACTACGACGAGGTTGTGGTCTTTTCAAACTTGCAATACGCTCCCTTCGTTGAGTACGGTACACGCCCGCATAGAGCACCGATCGAGCCTCTACGCAAATGGGCACACCTGAAGCTGAACAAATCAGGCAAAGAGCTCGAACGGACAGCATGGGCAATCTGGCAAAAAATAGCACGAAAAGGAACAGAAGGCAAGCGATATCTACGGGACGCACTCGAAAACTTCAACCTGAACAGCTACGTGAAGGAGCTCCTAAAGGAGTGGGAGAATGCTCGCTAAACTGAGGGACTTTGCAAATCAGCTGACCTTTTTCGATTCGGTTGGTTTTTTCGACGACTCCGTACTCCAGAAGCCGAACACAGCGACGCTCTTTCTTGAGCGGATCCAGTACACACCGCTGACGTTTTCGAGAGTGCGAGCAACAGGACGGCTCAGCATCATCTTCCGTGTAGATGGCAATGGCGACACAGTGCTCGAGACAGCAGAAGGCAAACTCTCCCAGATCTCACAGGTGCTAAGCGACAACTTCGAGACCTTTATGCTGTCAGATGTGCAGTTCGCATACGTGAACAATCTCAAGGCACTTTTCTGCTACCTCGCAATTGAAGTCGAGGAGGGATGAGAATGGCCTACACAGGTGCAAAAAGCTCCATACTCCTTGGAATAGAAAGCACATTCGGAAGTGCGGCAATGCTCGAGTACAGAATCCCCTTCACGAGCGAAAGCATAAACTTCCGCGCAGACACACAGACATCCGAGGCTCTGCTGGGAGTAAGAGGAATCAAAGCGCTCGCTCCAGGAAAGTTGGGTGTTGAAGGCACAGTTGAGGCGGAAGTCTATCCATACTCCACGCCTGTTCTGTTCTTCCTTGCGCTCGGGAAAGCAACACTCGAGACAGATCACACGAAAATCGTTCCAATCTCACTCAGCGAAGATCTTCCGAGCGCAACAATACAAGTCGATCACGCAGGGCAAAAGTTTCATTATGTCGGCGTCAAGGTAAATCAGCTGACTTTCTCAGGCTCCGTGGGAGCAATCCCCAAAATCTCCATCGACGTGGTCGGAAAAGACGAAATCGAAGGCGGTGCAGTTGAAGGAACAATCACAGAGCCGGGCGATGAACCCTACTACTTCCGCGAACTGAAGCTGTACACAGACAACTTCACAACCACCACAGATCTGTACTCCTCCATCGAGCTCACAATCAACAACAATCTCGACACCGACGACTACAGGCTTGACGGCACAGGAAAAAGGAAGACGCTTGAGCCTCAGCAACTTGAGATCACGGGGCGTCTTGACATCATTTTCGATGCATCTGTGATTTCCGGAGAATACGCAAAGTTCAAGAGCTTCCAAGATGCCGCACTCGGAATAGAGCTTGCAAAGACAACAGGCGAGAAACTGCAGATCTACCTTCCGAGAATCAGGTTCAGCGAGATCAACCACGACATCGGCGGAGCAGAGAAGATCGTCATGAGCGCATCCTTCACAGCACTGGTTCCTGCATCAGGCGATATCATCGAAGTCAGAGACTATGTCAACACAACAGGTTCATACTGATGTGAGGTGAGACGATGGGACTTTTTGCGAGAACTGACACCGTGAAGCTATATATCAAGGATAAGCACATAGTCGAGGAAGAAACAGACACGTGGGTTGAAGTACCCGTAGAGCTTTCCGCATACGAAAGAGAACTCGCTTTGAGAGTCTTTCAGAACAGCAAAATCGAGATCTCCGAGGACAGAAGAGCGATTGTGGATTTGTCGACGCTCGAGGCAATCCCCTACGAGTTTCTTGCCCGCGTAATCAAAAATTGGAGCGAAGCAGTGCCCGTGACAGTGGAGAATCTGCGCAAAGTCGAAGCCGTCACACTTCTTAATATCTGGAACAAGCTGAGGGAGATGTATGAGATTGGTTGAAGTCGGGGGCGGTTGGGTAGTACTCCGCCCCCTCACTGTTCGTGGATATCAGCTATTTCGAGAAGGCGAAAGACTTCTCTGTCTTGCACTACACATCCACGAATGGAGTGAGAACGTACCTATCACACTCAGCAACGTTCGACGATTGCGAAACGATGTTGTTGACACGCTGATGAAAGAACTCCTCGCAACAGTAGAACCTGTTTTCTCGATGGACAAAGACCTGCTCAGGCGCTACGTTTCGATGTTTCTCCGAAACGTTCGAGCACCTCAGGACAAGACGTACAAACTCCTCTCCGAGAAATACTTCTGGCATGCACAGATGATGCTCGACCACAAAGGAAACATCGTGCAACTTCCCGAGTGCGGGGGCTGGCTCGATCAACCCCTTGATTGGGCGATCATCCTCGAGCTCTACAGGGTCGAATACGTGAAACTTCTTGCTTCACAAAACAAAGGAGTGAGAGCATGAACACAGCGACGCTCTCTGTCATTCTGAAGGCAGTAGACAATCTCTCTCCAACCTTACAAAAAGCAGAGGGGAGACTTGCGACGTTCGATGCGAAGGTAAAGAAGTTTTCCCAGGGACTCAGCACTGCAATAAAAGGCGTCACGGCGACAATGAGCGCATTAACAACACTCATCACTTCCGCGACGTATTTCGGGGCAAAGTTTGAAAAAACTTTCCAGAACGCGCTGACAATGTTCGACGCCTCGCAGGAGCAAATTGACAATCTCAAAAGATCTCTCACAAGGCTTGCGCAAGAGTACGGTGTTTCCTTTGAACGGCTCAACAACGCTCTCTATACCCTCGGTTCTGCAGGGATAGATGCAACTCACGCAATAGATGTGCTTGAAAAAACACTCAAGGCTTCTGCCGCTGGTGCTACAGACGTCCAGCTTGCCTTCGAGGGTGCGATCGGAATTATCAATGCGTACGGCATGAGCATCGAGGATCTCAACACGGTGTACGCAATGCAGTTCGAGGCGGTCAAAAAAGGTCTGCTCACATACGAGGAGCTTGCACGCGACTTTGGAACAATCATTCCCGCGGCAAGAAACCTCGGTGTCTCGCTGAGAGAAGCAATGGCGGGCTATGTGGCACTAACCACCGCAGGTATTCGCTCTGCGGAAGCGGCAAACGCCGTAGAAGGAGCCTTTCAAGATATCATGCAGCAGGCGGACAAATTCGAAAAGCTCGGCATAACGATCTACGACGCAAACGGGCAGTTCATAGGACTCACAAACGTCGTGGAACAGCTCTACGAGAAGATGAAGGGACTTTCTGACGCAGAAAAGAGAGCATTTCTGGAACAGCTATCGCTCTCTGAGACAGGCACAAGAGCAATCCTAACGTGGGTAAACAACCTCGAAAAGTACAGAGATGTGCTCGAAGGCATCCAAGGAAGCACAGAAGCACTGAATGATGCTTTTGCAAAGCAGACAGGCAGTATCTCGTTTTTGCTTGCAAAACTAAAGTCAGGCTTTGAAACTCTCAGCCTTGCACTATTCGAAGCGATACGTCCCGAGCTTGTCAAATTTCTCACTTTCGCGATTGGAAAAATGTCTGATCTTGCAAACTGGATCAAAGCAAACGCGTCGGTTCTGGGTCCGATGATCTGGAGCTTGCTAAAATTCGGTGGTCTTCTCCTTGGCGTGCTCATCCCTCTAAAATTCTTCGCCGAAACGATTCGAGCGGTAGCGCATCCGGTGGTTCTGATTCTACTTGGTATAGCAGGTGCAATCGCGGGCATCTGGAAGCTCCAAAACAAAGGCAAGGGCTTTGTGGACTTCCTACTGTGGCTCGGGCAAGTAGCAGAGTCTGTGTGGAAAACATTTCAGAAGTGGGGAGAAGAAATCGCACAGCTGATGGAAGCAAGGAACGCGCAGAGTTTCTGGGAACGCCTCGTGGTCTTTCTCGAGTGGTTCTTCGCAAAAGCAGGAACGGGCGCAGCAAATTTTCTCGACTGGCTCGGCAACAAACTGCTGGCCTTCCTCGGATGGCTATGGGAGCAATTCAAAAAGGGAATGGAACAAGGCTGGGAGTGGCTCAAGGAGCTGTTCGCGTGGCTTGGGCAGTTGCTGTTTGAAACGATCGTGGTACCCATCGTCGACGCACTGCAACAGATCTTCAAGAAAAGCGTCGACTGGATGAAGGACGTAGGAAGCGGGATCCTGAGCGGACTCAAAGCCGCAGGAAAAGGCCTTGCGACCTTCGGGGGCTGGCTCATCGGAAAAGATTGGCTCTGGGGTAAACAGGAAGGTGGATACACAGGCGATGGCCCCGTCGATCAGATCGCTGGTTTTGTACACGCAGGCGAATACGTCATTCCCGCGTGGATGGTGAAGAAATTCCCTACACTCGTGGCGGTGCTTGAGCGCATCAGAAGACGTGGGTATCAAGCAGGAGGTGCCGTTGGTGCCGGCGTTGGAACAGTACACACAGTTGCACTGGATCTTTCTCCTTTTGCCACGATCGTAGGCAAGATACAAGAGCAAACAAGACAAGCACAAGCAGAAGCGAAGAAGTGGTGGGAAGAGTTCCTGAATACTGCAAAAGACACGTGGACACGCTTCAAAGATTGGTACTCGAACTCATTCATTGCAGAAATTCTCAGCGAAACAGAATCGATCAAATCCGCAGTGGATAGCTTTCTCATAAGTCTTCTCGGGGATCTATATCAGCTTCCAGGGGGCACGATCTTTGCACAATTCGTGCAAACGCTCTGGGATCTCATAAGCGGTCTCGAAAGCGTGCAAAAACTTCTCAACCCCATCGGAACAATCCTCGAAGCGATGATGAAAGTAGTAAGTCCCATCATCGACAGCGCACTGATGCCGTTTGTAGAACTGCTCACAATCCTCGGTCAGACGATAGGCACACTTCTTGTGCCCTTGCTCGAGCCCTTCAACGCACTCCTGCAGGCACTTGCACAGATTTTCCTGTGGCTCTACAACACAATTCTGAGACCTATCGCAAAAGGCCTCTACATCGTGTTCAGCATTGTAGCGGACGCATTCAACGTACTATACAACGTTGTCTCGGACATTGTAAGGGGCCTCACGTTCGGGATCATCAACCTCGGTCGCAGAACAGTGAAGGGGCTTGATCGGATTCTCAAGGAAGCAGAGGAAAAATTCCCCGAAGCACAGTTTGGAAGCACTGCGGAAAGCTACACGCAAGAGTATGTAGCAAACGTCACACGTACAGGCCCTGAGACGGTGTATAACATCATAAACCTGTACGCAAACGAAAGTTTTATCATGGATCACAAGCAGAAATTCTATGACTTCCTTGCTGAAGCAATACAGGAACTCATCGACACAGGACAAATAAAATTTGCATAAGGTGGGGGCGTAAGCCCCTGTTTTTTTAAGTTTAAAGGAGGGATAAGAATGGTTCAAAGCACAACAAAACCAAGCGAAATTCAAATAATTTCAACTACTGATGACATTAAAAAGAATAAAGTATTAGTCAAATACGCATTCAACTATAACATAACAGAAAAACAGATTGAAGAAACATTTATTGATGAAAACGAGAATACAACAACACAGCTTGTTACAGTTTATGAATATTACCAATATATTTCAGAAGCAGAATTTGACTTACTTCTAAAGCCGTTTATTCCAGAGTTACTGAAACAAATGTACAAGCAGCTCGAACCAATTATTCAGGAACGATTGGATTTGGCAAGTACAGAAA